TACGATTCAGTCCAGATACTCCGGTGTTTAGCTTTGAAGAAAGCGCCTGCTCAAAGGATTCAATATTGCCGTGAATTATTCCCATTGAAGATAAGTTATTCAAAAACGGGAATATCTGATACATCATTTTCTGCTTAAACTTGTCCAGCACAAAATATGATGTTCCTGTGCGATCAACCATAAAGAGTCCATGTCCTGGCATATATTTTTCAGCAACATCAGGAACTCCGGGAGTTGCGTTAGATGACAAGAACTCTTTTATGCTCTCGAAGATATCCGTAATAATCCTGCCTGCGTTTGCATTAACTGCGTCGTAATAATTCTCAATTATTGCTTTGTCAGATTTCAACTCAGCAACATAATCCATCCTTCTACGCAAAGCATAGTCCAAATGACCTAAATGAAAATCTCCGCATTCCGTAAAAATAAGGGTTACATTGTCAGGTATACACAATTCCGAACCATCAGCAAGGGCTACGGATTCATTGCGAAACTCCATTGCATAGATAAGGTTACCCAACAGCGCACTTGCGTCGATTCTTGAAATATCGTCAAATATGATAGCAAAGCATTCTTCAGACAGTTTCGCTCTATCACACAGCTTCTTTATCCGTTTCTCCACATAGTCTACCGTCATTGAGCCTGTGGCTTTAATGTCAATTCCATAAACTATATCTTCGTAGGTCATGCTTGGGTGAACCTGAATGAATTCGCATCTATCACTGTTTATAAATGCTTCGATTTTATCCAAGTCCTCATAGATGTCCCTTGATTGGAGACTGTCTATATTTAATTTTTCGTGGCACAGGTAATATGCGGCTGCTCTTGCCAGAAACGTCTTTCCTGTAGCAGGATTACCTGTGAACAGTAAGTTCTTCATATATAATCATTCTCCAGTATGATCTGAGGCCAATATGTTCATGACCAATCGGGCAAGGAAATAGGATACTTTCGGTGGCACAGCATTTCCAATCTGACGGCTTATGGATCGTTTGTCCCCATAAAAACTGTAGCTGTCCGGAAAGCTCTGAATCCTTGCTGCTTCTCTTGGCGTCAATGTCCGATCTTCATCAGGGTGGATAAATCTTCCTCCCGCCGGAGTATCAAATCTTGTAGTAATGGTCGAGGCTTGCTCGTCCCAACACAATCTGCCATATGAACCACTATGAACAGAGTTTATCTGTTCATTAAGAACCGTATAGTTTTCCCCGTTCTTTATTTGTTTCATCCTTTCAACTGCAACCTTTGAATGCTGGGACCGAGTATGATTTGTTATGGTTTTTGCTTCGCAAGAAAGGTATTTTTCATACTCCGTTTCAGGAATGGGATTCGGGATAATCCCATCTGTGGTAGTCATGGGCAGATTACCAATCGCATCTCGCACAGTGACAGCATCAAAATATGTTGGAACTTCTCGCAGGATTTCAGCCCTTGTTTTTTCCCATAATGCCTCAATATCTGCATCCTCAATAAGCGTACCCAGGATTATCATTCTTTCCCTACGCTGAGGAACTCCAAAATCAGCGGCATTTATTACCCGATGATATATGTGATAAGGTTTACCTCCCAAAGCCTCTGAGTCTTGGAATAATCTCTGAATTTCCTTAAATATCTTTCCGCCTTGCATGGTGGCTATGCCTTTAACATTCTCCATAATGAACACTTTAGGCATAACTTCTTTTACCACATTAAAGTAGTGCTTAAAAAGATAGTTCCTCGGATCATCAATGAAACCATGTCTGATTCTTGCACCAGCCATAGAAAATCCCTGGCACGGGGGACCTCCAATGATGATGTCAGCATTTACTCCCGCAAAAGTTCCAGAAGTATCTATATTCTTAATATCATCGACAATCATGTCGACTTCAGGGTGGTTAAGCTGATATGTGTTTGCTATGACAGAATCAAACTCCACCGCTTGATTCACATCATATCCAGCCTGTATAAACCCGAGTGACAGCCCGCCGCACCCTGCAAATAAATCAATTACTCTCATCCGCATCAATTCCTCCGCTTGTTCTATATCTGATAGCAAATGACTTTATGTATTCGCTTTCAGATTCGGTCAATCCATATGCGGCATTTATAAAATCATCTATCGCATGGATTTCTTCCAAACACTCACGGTGTTTATATTCATACTGAGTTTGCTTTGTCCCTACATAGACTTTTGTTGCCTCAAGTTTATCTATCAGCAAGGACGCTAAATTAGTGGCACCTTCAATGTTTAGCATCGTAGGCATCCTGAAGTTATTAAGTGCCTTGCTCACGTGCCAACAATCTGAAACGCAAATCCAATACCACCAAAAGAGCGAAGAATTTATGATACAGTAGCAAAAGTCAGCTTCTTGCGCTGTCGCAAAGCTAAACACTTTATATTCCGGATCATCAACCTTCGTTCGATATGCCTTCATCCAAAACGCCTCTCGACGGTTCAAATATACTGATTCGCATCCATGTCTTGAAGCCTCATATATGGATGCGGTCGTGATAGGATCAGATACTTTCTCATAAATATCCGCATCCATTTGAGTCCCAAGCTTAGGGATAAAATCAGCGCACTGGTAACGGTTCTTTATAACCCGTAGATTTCGGAAAAGGCTTTCTCTTTCATCTTTATACCAATACTGATAATTGCCGGTATAAAGAGTTACGGGTACTCGTTTGTCCTTGCCAATCAGAATACATAGTTTCTGATGGACAGAATCAAACAAGCAATCAGGTCTATCCGCGAAACTCAAAATGTACTGTTCCGGAACAAGTGTCTCCAATTCTTCTCGAAGTTGTTTCATTCGCGGCGTCGAAACATATGACAGTGGAATAATAAATCCCATTGAGCCATTCTTTTCTAATCTTTCAGCAGCGTTTATAAGGACATTTGCATATATGTTTCCATATTTTTTTGATAGAGATAGTCCGCTTTTCGAGTCTTCTACATAAGGTGGATTGCCCACTATGATATGATGCTTAATTTTAGACTGCACTTTTGTTCCCACGAAGTCGTAGGTTGAAAAACGACGATTCATTATTTTGCCCAAGCCACGACAATAGTTTATTCCGCAGTATTCTGCAATGCAGAGCAGAAGTCTTAATTCCGTGATTATTACGGAATCAAGATTTACATCATTACCATATATGGTTGAAACCACCTCTATGATTTCAGTATTCGTCAATGCCTTTTTATGCTGCTTGAGCAAAGACAGTTTCATTTCGAGTGCCGCAAGTAGATATTCACCAGCACCACAAGTCGGATCAAAAACTGTCTTTGTGCAACAAAAAGACTTATATGGAATGCTATGTAATTCCATATCAGATATATTATTCTCGGTAAGCTTTCCGAATAACGCTTTTACACTGTTTGTCAAAATGAACCTAACCACATCATTTGGAGTGTAATAAACGCCTTTGCTTTTTCTTATGCTTTCTTTTTCGTTTATCTTAGAAAGCGTTTCTTGAATCTGGGCATAGCTATACCCATTATCATTCCTTTCATCTGTAGTGAAATCGTAATCCTTTATTCTTGCAATAATTCTTATTTCATTACAGATATCCGCGATATCCTCGGTAGAATATCGACTACATATATATGAATAGACAAGCCGAAGAGCATGGATTATCAATCCCTCTGCTCCAGCAGGCTTTGCACCATCAATTCTACCCATCGTTGGTGGCATCCTTTCTAACCTTTTTTATTGGACGATTATTCATCTGCCGCCTTTTCATCGTCAATAAATTCCATGATGTCCCCGACATCACATTTCAGCGCACCACATATGCGCAGCAGGACATCCGTATTCACATTTCCGCCTTTTCCAAGTTTGGCAACGGAGGTGGCGCTGATACCGCTCATCTCCCGTAGAGTCTTTTTATTTATCCCTCGGTCAATAAGAAGTTTGAAAAGTTTGTTGTAGCTGAAACGCATTTGCAATACCTCCGTGATTTTTCTCTTTCTATTATGCTACATTAGTTACTTCACATCGTTTAGGAATCCGTACCGCGTATTCGGGATCAAGCCCTTTCCGAAGGTTTCCACGACCACACCGTGCTTCTCATAATCAAGGGAAGGTATGTGGTCAAGGTTCTCGATGATAATAAGCTGTCCCTCATCCTGGTGGTTCATGAAATAACGATAAAGTCCGGCTCTCATGCTGTCGGGCATCTTGTCATCCACGCCATCGTCAAAACCGTGGAGAGGGGTATCAACGATAAAGACGTGCGGATCGAATTTGGCATTGGCCGCCAGATATTTCCGCAGCATCATTATCATCACGGTGTTTAAATAAGAATGATAGCCCTTGCCGTGGCTCGTTCCCTTGTCCTCACCGTTGACCTCAATATCAAAGGTATTGAAATTGAAGTGCGCCTGAACAAGCCCGGAATAACAGCACTCCTTAAGAATACTGTTAGCGAACTCTGACATCGTGGTTGCAAAATCATCCCCAAAGTAATCCTTGGGATGATACTCCAGCTTCTTATCATTTTTCTGCTCGTTTTCAAGAGCGGTCAGGTCGTTTCCGAAATCGGTGGCATAGGTCTCAATCAAGGCGATCTCGCTGGCGATTCGGAGATAGGACTTATACGCATTGACGGTATTCTGCTGTTTGTTTTCCTGCGGACGCAGTTCCGTCTTTATTTTGGATTCGAGAGCATCCCGCTGTTGTTTCAATTCTTCAAGTTCCGCACGGATTTCTTTCTTCCTGTCCTCAACATCCTGTTCGGTTTCTTCAAGCCCGGAGAGCTGCGCCATAGTCCGCTCCATCTCAACCTTGGAAGAAGCGATGTAGGATACCCGTTTGCGCGGAGTGATCGTCCCTTCGCAGTACGGACATTTGGTTGACTGCGGAACTTCCTGGTATGCCTCCTCGCCCTCAACGATAAGGGAAAGCCGCTGGATATCCGCTTTGTACTGCGCGGCAAGACGATGATAGCGAGTCAGCAGGACATCGCATTCCGCCGCGCGTTCCTCCGCGTCCAAAATGGACGAGAGAATCTTCTGGCTTTCCGCAAGCGCACGGTCAATCTTTCTCTGCGTTTCCTGCAGGGCGGCAGTCGCCTGGGCTATCTGTTCCTCAACATCTGCACCGTCAAATATGTGCAGGTCTTTTTCAAGTTGTTCTTTGCGTCCGGCTGCGTCCTGGATTTTCCGATTAACATAGTCTGTTACGGCTTTCCGGCGCGCCTTCTTTATCTTTTTCTCTTCCTGCGCATCAGTTTCCGAGAATGACCTCCCGGTTATCAGGTACAAAAGCGCAGACAGAAACAGAGTGTTTTCCATGTATCGGTGTTTCGGTTCAACGATGGAGTCGCTGTCATCTATCCGATTTTCGTCAAGATAGAATACCCGCAGGAGATTGCGCCAGGTGAGCCGTTTCTTCTCAAACCGCGCATTTGTCACAATCATGGTTTCCTGCTCGATGCCGATCAGTTTCAGCCACACCTCATTCAGCGGAGGATTCTTCGCTCCCTTGCGATAGTTGACATCGTAGGTGCCGCTGTCGATTCCCTCAATGGTGCTTACGACCTCCACCTGGTTCTTGCCCACATCCCGATGGAGTGTGATTTCGCCGTCCTTATCATTGGACGCCACAATCATCGTCACGCCGTCATACTTTGCGCTTTCCTTAAACGGCTTATCCACGGAACCGCCGTATATGAAGTCGATGCAGTTTGCCACACAGGTCTTTCCGCTGTCAGAACGTCCCTGGATTATGGTCAGCCCTCTGCCGAAGGAAACGCTGGCATCGCCCTTGGCGGCACTTTTCGCTATTACTTTTTTGATGTAAAAACCCGCCATTGCGCTACCTCCTTAAAGATTTCGTGGACTGCTTGTTAATCTCATTGAACAACTGGACATCGCTGTAGTTCCGGTATTTCTCAACGACAAGACTCATCAGTTCCTTATACCGCTCGGCGTATTCCGATTGGAAACCCTCGCTCATTTTTCTGCCGCTTTCCGAAACCGAGTAGAGGATACCCGTTTCATCATCCGTAGCTACAACAAGCCCGCCAACCACAAGGTCTTTTATTGCGGTCTTTGTGAGATTCCGCCTTGCGGATAGTTCGCTGAATGCAAAACCGTTCTCGCCATTCAGAGACCTATCCGCAACACCGAAGTCCTCGCAGTAAATTGCAATAAAGTCATAGGCGGCGATTCTGTCGAGCGTAAGCCCGGTATCGGCCACGTCAAGAAGCAGCACCACATGGAGTGACAGTTCAAAAGGTGTATTGAAAAGTTTATTGCTCATCAATGTTCACCCACGACTCAATCACGCCGTCATTCACCAGTATGTGGCAGATGCCTTTCTTCTCCAAATTGCCGATCAGGTTCCGCATCTGGCTGAGTACGGAACTGTCGAGGGTAGTGCTTGTAATTTTCTCAAGTACGGCATTCAGCCTCGCATAGCCGTCATCGTAATCCTTCCAATAGGTAGTGTTGATTCCGTGCCAAGCGTCGTCCTTCAGTTTGCCGAACTCATCCTCGCCGTCATCAAAGATATCCCGGACGGAGCGTTCGATGCTGACCGCACTGTAATACGCCATGCGCTGTTCCTTGTAGTTTTCCGCATACCGCTTGGGCAGGGACGGAACATCGTCCGCCGTAAAAGTGTCCTTTTTCAGTTTCTGCGCATACGCCTCGTATAAGGCACGGATGTAATCCAGTTCATGCTTTCCAATATCATCGGGTACGAGTGCCTGATGAATCGTAATGACCTCGCCGGATATATGTAGCTTATCGCCTCTGCGCTCTATCGTCGCAGGGGCTATATTTTTTAGCTTTCTTCCTGTTTCCATGCGCTGATAGTTCAGCACGGTCACATCATCGGACAAGCCTTCAGCGCGGCGGCGTATGATCTGCGCCAGTATGTTGGCGCAAGCCTGTCCGACTTCGGAAGGCTCGACTTCAAAGCCGAACTCCACCAGCTTGTCCTTCATATGGTTAAGGGCATCGAAGGAATAGGTATTCACGAAATCAGCGAACTTTGCCTCATCAAGCCGTGGTGTTAATGCGGATGCCTTTTTCTGCGAAATAGGCAGTCTGCCGCTATAGTACGCCTCAAGCGTGGACTTCTTCAGCCCATAAATCGGATTCGGCGAAGCCTTCTCCAACGCCTCATCATCAAGGATGGCGTCTGTCAGTATCTTTACAAACTCGCCGGCGTTAACCGTCTTCTCGTAGTTGTGATGCATGAACTGCACGAGGTCACAGAACTTCAAGCTGACACCCTCCTTTCCGATGTAGGCACTTATGTAGGCAGATGTAGGCAAACCTACGAGTTCTGAAAGTCCCGTTTTCTATAATTAAAAGCGTGATGTGGCAAGCGGAACGCACCTCCCGTGCGAAAGCCAAAATGCCCTAAATCACATTATACCACAAAACAACGCAAAAGTCTATAAAAATTTGTGAACGCGAAACTTATTTCTTTCAAGCCGTTCTAACTTTGCGATTGCGAGTGGTATGAACCGTCTCTTGATGCATCGACCGATCACCGATGGCTCACTTCACCTGACGGGCAACTGAATATCCCAACAGCGATCTGATGAGCAAGAGAGCTGCAATCCCGGAATGGAGGGAACTCCTACAGGACTGCGGTCAGTTTACTATTGCCATTTTTGCGCTGTACCCGCGAGAAGCCTCCATTCCCAACACGAATGGAGGTTTTTCCAATGATTATCAAGTACAAGTTTTCAACCGGCGAGGTGACGGAGGTCGAGGTCTCGGAAGAGATCGGTACCGTCATCCTGGACTCTCGGCGTGAGGAACACGCCAGCAACGAGCGCCACCGCTACCACACGGCGTTCTCGCTCGATGACATGGATTACGAGGACAAGGATTACTTCTCCGCTGCGGACAATCCCGAAAAGGCATTCATGGAGAAGGAGTTCGCAAAGAAGCGTGAGGCAATGCTCTCGCAGCTTACGGCCGTGCAGAGGCGCAGGTTTGAACTGTTCGAGGACGGCATGACCGTTGCGGAGATCGCCCGCAAGGAAAAGGCCGCGTTCAACAGCGTCAAGGAGTCCATCGAGTCGGCTCAGAAGAAGCTGAAAAAACTTCTCTGATTTTTCTCAAGGGACACCCTCAATTTCGGTGTCCCTTTTCTGTTTAACAGCGGAAGGACAAAACAACATCCCTTCCGGAAAGTGAGGTAAGTGCCATGAAGCACACATTACAGATCAGCGTCAGCAAGAAGCCGAAGAACGGCGGAATCGTAGCCTGCCGCAAGGTTTCGGTAAGGGAAAGGTTCCTCCGATTCCTCTTCGGCGACAAGACAAGGCTCACAGTCATCGTTCCCGGCGACACCGTGGAGAAACTGGAGATCAAGGAGATCGGAAAGGAGGCAGCCCGTGAAACTGTATGAGATCAACGCGGAAATCCTGCGGCTGACGGATGCCATCGAGTTTGACGAAGAAACCGGGGAAATCCTCGGCGATGCGGACGAACTGTTCACACAGATTCAGTCGCTTCAGATGGAGAAGAAATCCATCCTCGAATATCTCGCCAAGCTCGTCCTGAACATCCGCGCCGAGGCAGCCGCCGCAAAGACCGAGGAACAGCGCCTCAAAGCACGCCGCGACAGGCTTGCGAAAAAGGAAGACCGTCTCATGAAGATACTCGACCGCGAGTGCGCGGGCAAAAAGACCGACCTTGGCGTGGCGACCTTCGCTTACCGCAAGACCTCCCATGTGGATGTGTCGGACGCGGAGAAAGCGATCCGCTGGCTCAAGCGCAACAAGCACCTCGACTGTTTCCGCATCCCGGCGCCGGAAGTCGCAAAGGCCGAGGTCAAGAAGCTCATCAACGCAGGAACGAAGGTACCCGGCTGCGCCGTGGTCGAGGACTACTCCTGCTCACTCAGATAAGGAGGATTTGACGGATGTTAAACATCACCAGAGGGAAAATCGACCGCGCCTTAAAGGTGGTCGCCTACGGGAGCGAGGGCATCGGCAAGACGACCTTTGCCGCCGCATTCCCGGAACCGCTCTTCATCGATACCGAGGGCGGCACCGCGCACATGGACGTGCGCCGTATCGACAGACCGCAGTCCTGGGAGGAACTGCTCTCCATCATCAGCGAGGTCGCGGCTGATCCGAATGTCTGCAAGACGCTCGTGCTGGATACGGCGGATTGGGCGGAGGCGCTCTGCGTTGCCTATGTCTGCCAAAAATACAAGCAGAACTCCATCGAGAGTTTCGGCTACGGCAAGGGCTACACGATTCTCGGCGAGGAGTTCGGCAGGCTGTTTGCCGCTCTCGATGCCGTCATCGCTTCCGGCAAGAACGTGGTCATCACGGCGCACGCCAAGATGCGCAAGTTCGAGCAGCCCGACGAACAGGGAGCTTACGACAGATGGGAAATGAAGCTGTCCAAGCAGGTCGCGCCGCTTTTGAAGGAATGGTGCGATATGCTCCTGTTCCTCAATTACAAGACCTATGTGGTCACGACCGAGACGAACGCCAAGAAAGCCCAGGGCGGCAAGCGCGTCATCTATACCTCGCACCATCCGTGCTGGGACGCCAAGAACCGCCACAGCCTGCCGGAGGAGATGGACTTGGACTTCAAGAACATCGCACACCTTTTCAAGACGGGTGCCGAGCCTGCCGCTGATGCGGGCAAGCCCATCGACCGCCTTCGCTCCCTCATGGCGGAGTCGAATGTGACGGACGCGGAGCTTCAGAAGGTCGTGGCGGACAAAGGACACTATGCCGCCGACGCTCCCATCGACAGCTATTCCGAGAAATTCATCTCCGGCTGGCTCATCAAATACTGGCCGCAGATTCTGAACCTTATCAATGCGGACCGCGCAGGTCTGTGACTAACAAAGGAGGATTTTTATCATGGCTGATTACATCAACAACAACGCCGGCATGGATTGGGATGACGCCATCGAGAACGATGGCCAGGAGTTCATTATCCTGCCGGAAGGTGACTACAACTTCACCGTTACCGACTTCGAGCGCGGGCGCTTTCCCGGCTCCGCCAAGATGTCGGCTTGCAACAAGGCGACGCTCACCCTGCAGGTCAAGACCGATGACGGTATCGCCAGCGTCCGCACCGACCTCATTCTGAACCGCGTCGTGGAGTTCCGCATTTCCGCTTTCTTCCGCTGCATCGGTCAGAAGAAGCACGGCGAGAGACTCGTCATGGACTGGAACAAGGTCGTGGGCAGCCGCGGACGCGCACACTTCAAGCCTCGCACCTATACCGACCGTGACGGCAACGAGCGTCAGGCAAACGATGTCGACCGCTTCTATGACTATGACGAGAAGTTCTTCCCCGCCGAGGACGACTGGATGGAGATCACCGGGGATGAAGACCTGCCGTTCAATTAAGGAGGTGCCGTATGTTTGAACTTCGACCTTATCAGGCCGAGGCGAAACAGGCGATCCTTTCCGCGTGGGACGAGGGGTACCGTAAGACACTCCTCGTCCTCCCGACGGGATGCGGAAAGACCGTTGTGTTTTCTTCGGTCACAGAAAACCAGGTAAACAAGGGACACCGTGTGCTTATCATGGCGCATCGCGGGGAGCTGCTCGACCAGGCGGCAGACAAGCTGAAGGAAGCGTCCGGGCTTGACTCCGTCCTCGAAAAAGCGGAGTCCTCCTGCCTCGACAGCTTTCTCCCGGTGACGGTCGGCTCTGTGCAGTCGCTTGCACAGGAAAAGAGACTCGCCCGGTTCCCGAACGATTACTTCCAGGACATCATCGTGGACGAGGCGCATCACTGCCTTTCCGACAGCTACAGGCGCGTCCTCGACCATTTCCCGACCGCCAACATCCTCGGCGTGACGGCGACGCCCGACAGAGGCGACATGAAGAACCTCGGAGAGTTCTTCGATTCCAAGGCTTATGAGTACAGCATGACCGAGGCTATCCGTGAAGGATATCTCTGCCCGATCAAGGCGCAGATGATTCCGCTCGAACTGGATATCGCGGATGTCGGCATCTCAAGCGGCGACTTCTCCGCAGGTGAGATCGGACACGCATTGGAGCCGTATCTTCAGCAGATCGCGGTCGAGATGGCGAACTACTGTCAGGGCAGAAAGACCGTTGTGTTCCTGCCGCTCATCGCTACCTCGCAGAAGTTCTGCGCCATGCTGAACAATGTAGGACTCCGCGCCGCAGAGGTAAACGGCAACAGCGATGACCGCTCGGAGGTGCTTGCCGATTTCGAGGCGGGCAGATATGACGTGCTTTGCAATTCTATGCTGCTCACCGAAGGCTGGGACTGCCCGTCCGTGGACTGCATCGTGATCCTGCGTCCTACCAAAATCCGCTCCCTTTATCAGCAGATGGTCGGACGAGGCATGAGGCTTGCTCCGGGAAAAGACCATCTGCTGCTCCTTGACTTCCTTTGGATGACGGCAAGGCACGACCTTTGCAGACCGTCTGCTCTCATCAGTAAGGACGAGAAAATCGCAAAGATGATCGATGAGCAGATGAAGTCGGACGATGAGGGCATCGACCTTATCGAGGCCGAGGAACAGGCGGAGCGTGATGTCCTTGCCGAGCGTGAGGCGGCACTTGCCAAGCAGCTCGAAGAAATGCGCGGGAAGAAACGCAAGCTGGTCGATCCGCTTCAGTATGCGCTTTCGATTGCGGCGGAGGATTTGACGAATTATGTGCCGACCTTCGCATGGGAAATGGCACCGCCGTCCGAAAAGCAGGTCGCTTTCCTGGAACGCAGGGGCATCTTCGCCGACAGCGTCAGGAACGCCGGGCTTGCGTCCCTTCTCATTGACCGCCTGCAGCGCCGTCAGCAGATGGGGCTTGCTACGCCGAAACAGATACGCTGTCTGGAACGCTACGGTTTCAGGCAGGTCGGCACCTGGGCGTTCGAGGACGCCAGTTCCCTCATCTCGATGCTTGCGGACAATAGCTGGAGAGTCCCTTACGGGATCACTCCCGCGCTCTACAGACCTTAAGGAGGTAACCATTTTATGGATAACAATATACTTTCTGCTTTGAAAGCCATCGATGTGGCGACCTTGAGCCGTGCCGACTGGATTGCGGTCGGCATGGCGTTAAAGGAGGAGGGCTACCCCTGCTCCATATGGGACGACTGGTCCCGGAACGACAAACGCTATCATCCCGGCGAGTGCGAACGCAAGTGGAACAGCTTTCACGGCTCCGGCACTCCCGTCAAGGGCGGCACCATCGTCCAGATGGCGAAGGA